TCACATCAGCCTGCCACGACTGGCCGCGATCGAGACGATTTTCGACGTTTCGCGGCTCTGATGTCGCTCCCATGTTTCCATTCCAGCAAGCGCAACCTCTGTGCGACGTGGCAAGTAAGTGTCGATGATGCGCTGGCAGTAGTCGATCGCATGTCCCGAAATCGCCGCGATCTGTGGTGTCGTTGCACCGGCTTCTGCCAGTCGGACAATTCCTGTTCTTCTCAAGTCGCGGCGCTGCCGGTGACTGGCTTCCAGTTCCGATATGATCTGCGCCCGCGTGGCACCGCCACGCAGCAGCTGGCGAGCATATGCTCGTCCGAGGCGGCGCATGACCTCATCCCATGCTCGGGCAAAATTCCGGTGTGCCCAGACCTTTCCGGTGGGGCTGGGTACCAGGAGCGCAGCCGCTGGTTTTCCAATCCTGGCAGATACTATGGCATCAGCTTGCTGCTGTCCGGCGGTGATCTCGTCCAGTCGTCTTCTCAGGTGTGGTTCAAGCCGGGCATGCACGGGAACGTCTATCAAGGCGCCAGTCTTTTCTTGGCGCAAGGCGATAAACATGCGGCCACTCCGGATCGAGATCCTGTCCGCATCCATGGTCAAGACATCGCCTGGGCGCTGTACTGTGTAAAGGAGAAGCAGATAGGCCATCTGAAGCGATGGTCTGGCGCGTTCCAGGAATGCATCTTCCATTTCATAGCTCCAGATTTCGCTGCGCTTGGTCGTATGCTGTCTCTTGAAGCGTTCGGCGGGGTTACTGTCGATCAGGCCGACGTCTTTAGCGCGGCCGAGGATCTTCTGAAGAAGGGAGAGGATCTGATCTGCCTTTCTAGGTGTCTGGCTCAAGCGCTCACGAATAGCCAAAACGTCCTGTCGGCTGATAGCGCGGGCAGGGTGCACGCCCCAGTCTTCACGCATCCGATCAAGGTATCCTCGATACAAGTTTCGCGTTCTGGGGGAGAGGGCCCGATATTCCTCCGAAGCCAGATAATCGACGATCAATGCTCCAATGGTGCCCGGATTCAGTCCGGCTGCCTGCAATGGAGAGAGATTTTCGAGGGAGGCAAGCGCTGCCTCCCGGTCATGACCCAGAAACTTCCGAGTCTGTCGGTCATAGAAATATTCAATGATGCTGCCGTCGGCGCGCTTCTTGCGGACGACGTTCAGCCCTGTTCTGCGTGAGCGTGGCACTCATATTCTCCGCCAGAGAGTGGGTTAGGCCGGGCTGCGCAGGAAAGGCGGCGCTGGTTGCAGCCGGCGTCGCCACCCCGATCCCTGAATCCCGGTCGGCATAGAGGTCGAGCAACTTGCGGTCCCACGTCAAGCGGCCGCCACCTGGGCCACGGACCCGAGGCTGTGGCCAGATCCCGAGTTTTACTTCTTGATTGAAAACGTGAACGCCGATGCCGACATAGGCTGCTGCTTGCTCGCGGTTCAGGAAGCGAGGTTCTATGTCCATCCCCGTTCCTCCACGTCTATGGCTCGCTTTCTGGCTGCAACGTCACGGATCTCACGGACGAACGGCTTTCCAGGACGCTCGCGGAATTCGTAGTCCGGTGCGGATAGCCCGGCATGGTGGGACTGGACTTCGTGCCAGCGGCCATCGTTCAGGCCGAGGTGATTGGTCGGGTCTTTCTGGGTCATCACCACGTAATCCTCTGTGCCCAATCGTCGAAATTTTCGTCGTGGTTTGCGTCCGGCTCTCGAAAGAAACGCCAGAGTTTCTTGAAAAATTTCTTCACGACAGATCCTCCGTGAAAGAGCTGAAGGACGTCGGGTGCCATTCGACTTTCCCTTCCACGATCATGGCGCGCAGATCTTCAAGCTTCGCGCGTCTGACGCACTTTTCCGGCCCGATATCTGCGGGAACGAGTTCCAGCAGCGTGTGCCTGGGAACGTGTGCCAGGACATCATCAGTCGCCATGTTCGGCAGGTAGGTGTCGGCATTGACGATCGCGCCTATCAGCTCGCCGACCTGATAGGATTCTGCTGGGCGGCCAGCGCTTGTGCGCTTGTACGGAGGAATGATTTGCGTGAGCCGCTGGATCGTCTCGATCGCGATATCCTCGACATCGACCTGTTCCATGCGCCGGAATCCGCCGTCGCCGTCCCGGCCGGTGATGCGGTCCAGTATGACCTTGTAGTCATATTTTCCGCCGATCAGCAGGATCACCAGAGAGATCATGATCTCTTCGGTTGTTCGCGGCCCTTCCAGCAACGCTGTATCAAGCGCATGCTTCATCTTTCGGGCCAAAACGTCCTGGCCGGCCTTTGTGATCAGGATCTTGCTCACGGTGCGGCCTTTCGGGCTGCGTTCTGCCTGACGCGCTCCAGAAGAGCGCTGCCGAACACGGTCATGTCGATCAGGATTTCGCCTGCCATGTTCGGGCTGCCGACGGACGCGACCAGTCGACCGGAAAAGAAGATGTCCTGCGGACAGAGCGTGTCCCGCGACCGTGTCCTGGCGACCTTTTCAGCATCTGAATAGGCCGCGCAATCCACGCGATCCTTGCCGCTCGGATGCGTTCCGGTGACGCAGACGGTGAAGAAAGGATAAGGCCTTCCGCCACGGTTTGGTGCGAGTTTTCTGGCGTTGTTCATTATGCGCGCCCCTGAGCAGGAGGGACGACAGCTCGCAGGCCATCGACTATCTTCCAGCACCAGTCATGCAGGCGGGCTCGGTCGATTTCTTCGATTGCCGACGTGGTAACTGGACGGCAGTCGAGCGTCTTTTCCGGGATGCCAGGAACGGGGTCTCGGATCAGGTTCGCGGACAGAAGTTCGTCCAGCTGTTCGCCAATGCGGAAGGCATTGTCGGACCAGATCCGGGCATCATCGTAGTCGCGATAACCGTCACAGATGCCAGCCTGATTATGGCAGCCCTGCATGTTGACGAAGAGTTCGCGTGCCTTGGCGTGAACGCGGGGATTGATCTCTGTGAGGAGCTGCTCAAAGCCGCTGCGTGTCTGTGGAACGGGTCTGTCAAACAGTGCTGGGCGCGGAACGGGACGGCCTGTGTGGGCTTGAATGTGCGACACGGAAACTCTCCATCGCGGGTGGCAATGGAGAGACTTTGCGCAAAAATGCTAATTTAGATCAAGCGCAAAAATGCGCATCAAGGGATTTCGCGTTGCAATCTCATTTTGATTAAAGGATCTGGATTTCCATAGGTGACTTCGTGATGTCCATTGGAAGAGAAGATAGCCACCGCAGTGCCATTTGGTTGAATTGCGATTGCGATATAACGGTCGCGAGAGTCGTGAGGCTGGCTAAGGAACGCGAAACTGCCCTGATTTCCCGCTTGGAATGCACTGCCGAAATCTTCTTCTGCCAACTTGAATACATCAGAATAAACAGGCTCTGGGAACGCTTTCCTCAAGATTGGATTGATAGCCTTAGAATGAAACGCTTCTTTAAGACGCATACCAGCGACAAAGGCCGCGTAATCCCCGCCCGGAGGTGTTGACGGGCCTGATAAGCTATTGTCCCTGCCTTGTGTCAGGATATGAACAAGACCATCGCGAATGTGAAATGTAGTGGCAGAGCTGCCGTCGTCCTTTTGAATCGTTGCAACAGCATCTCCCCCTATAACAGACCAGGCGCCGTCAAGATGGTCGCCAATCCCCTGGCCAATAAGCGCGCTTGGGATAAAAGCATCTCCCGTAACATCGAATGCCCGGTATTGAGGTGCAGATGCCGAGCCATCATCTTGGTCGACAGTGATTACATAAGTCTTGCCGTCGCCCTCAATTATCTTAAAGATTTTTGAAGAGAACGAATAATCATCGGGCGTGAATGCATGTCCATTAAATGTGTATGCGAACCCTTGGTTGTAATTTCCGTAAACACCAAAAGTTTTTCCATTTATATGAACTTTGGAAAGATCATCAGAATAAGCTACTATTGGCATCATTAAAAATGCACATGCAATTAACGACTTTATCATCATTCCCTGCGTATGCTTTGAATTACCATTCCAGATATTCTGTACTCCTCGTTGCATCCGTGATCCGGAAACGGATTTACTCCAGATGGAGGAATGACTATGGCCTGTGAGAATTCAGGGTTTGTACTCCTGGGCCACAAAACAACGCGCCCGTCATCTTTAATCTCTATTTCTTTCAGGGTCGCTTCTTCGAGGCCATTTTCCTGCCGTATGGCAATCACCTTGTCTCCAGTTTTCGGCGGCCGCGCAATATCGCAGTATGAAATTGCAATAACGATGGTTCCGGACGGATATAAGAGGTCCATAGAGTCTCCCTGAACTCTAAAAGCCCATCGTTTTATGCCGGGATATCTATCATCTGGGGTAATTGATATATATTCGGAATAGCCTTCCTGTGAGAACATGTCGCCAGATTGCCAAACTCCAGCTTGTATTTTTCCAACCATGGGCACTAATTCACACGAGTTGGAAGGCACTAAGCGAACATCTTGATGTCCTGAAGCGCCAAATTCTTTTTCTAAGCGTGCCATCGTGGTCGCGCTAAGACTATGACTGGCACTTCCGTCATTCATGAAGCGCACAATAGTACTCGGTGCAACGCCGACACTACGAGCGATATCAGAGAAGGATTTTCCAGTTCGATCTCTGATAGCTCGAATGTAAGCCTGCTGGCTGGACCGGACAGAATCATTAACGCTGCTCATATGCGCATTTTCGCACATCGTGAGATTGAAATCCCTGCGCAAAATTGCGCTTGTTATGTTTGCATTATTGCGCATAATGGACGTATGAAAAATCTTCCGTCTCCTGCTGATATCGAAAGCGATGCCCGCGAAAGGGGCATTGCGATTGGTGATCTGTGTCGGAGGGCTCAGGTAGCTCGAAGCACTTTCACTCGCTGGAAAGCCGGAGAAACTTCTCCGACACTCGCGGTGGTTGGGCGCCTAATCCAAGCGTTGCAGGAGTGCGGTGAAGTGGAGAAAGCAGCATGAAAATCATCCATGCGGTCATCCGTAAACTGCGTCTGCGCGCCCGTCACCCGGATGGTGTCCGGAGTAAGGCATTCCAAGGCAATCAGTATGAGGACGACTATCGGCAGGTTCTGAAATCACTCTCAGAAATCCAGACTGGCAGCTCGGGGTCAGTTGTCTGTTTGATCTCGACCGTTCTGTATCTGCGTACCTGGCGCAAGATTGAACGCGAAAAGATGCGCCATGATCGGAATGTCACGGCGGTAAAGATCGCGTTCTCCCAGGACAAGTTCAAGCTGACCTCGTCCTGGCAGATGCGGGATCTGATTTACGACCTGAATGATGTTTTACATCCCGTCGTATTTCAGCTCTTCATCAGAAGTATCTTTCGGCATTTTTACAAATTTCTTCACTTTCTCAAGCGCCTGTTCAAGCTTGCGAACGCGATCTTCCAGTTCTTCAATTTTCTGTTTCAAGAATCGTCTCCTGTTGGTTGTGGAAAACGCAGGATGGACGATAGCGGCCGGGGTGAACATTCCTCGGCCGCGACTGGTGGTGACGTATGAATACTGTCGCGTCGATCAAAACGGCCACGCAGGCCGCAATCAACCGGATCGGCAGCATTGACGCGGCGGCATCTGTTGTTCGCGTCGGCCGTTCGCAGCTCTCGGAATATCAGAGCCGCAACTATCCGGCCGTCGTGCCTGTGGATGTCGCGATTGTCCTGGATGAGTTTGCCCAAGAGCCGCTGATCCTCGGCGCGATGGCCCATGCGGCAGGCTACACGCTGACCCCGCTCCACCTGGGTCATGGTGACGTGGCGGAGATCATGGAAGGTGTTGCCTGCAATGCTGGCCTGACCATGGCCACGACGATCCGTGTTCTGGCGGATGGCATCATCATGCCTGATGAAGCGGCCGACCTTTCGCGGGATCTGGCAAAGCTCCAGCGGGTTGTGACCCATGCGCTCCAGGTCGTGCATGCCAAGGCGCAGGGAGTGTCCCACTGATGGCGCGCCCGTCACTCGACTATGAACGGATCGCGCCTGCTGTCCGCAAGCTCCATGCAGGCGGATCTTCCGTCAAGGCGATCGCGGCTCATGTCGGCGTTTCGCCTCGCAGCGTTTCGTCTCTGATCAGCCGGCTAGATCTTCCGCGCCGTCGTGCCGTGAGTGCGTCGCGTTCCGGCGAGCGTCGCCGTCCGCTGCCAGCCGGCGCGTGCCTGGAGATCGTGCGTGTCTGATCTGCTCGATCCTTTCCAGTTTTTGTCAGAATTGAATAAAGATATCGCGGCAGCCGGTGGCCAGAGCCGGTACGCGGAACAGCGCGGCGTGTCGCATACGACCGTCTCGCATGTCCGTCATTCCCGGCGCGATCCCTCTAAGGAATTTCTGGCCGCAATCGGTTTTGACCGTTTCCCGAGATATCGCCCGCTGCGTGGCGGCATCCATGCGCCGCTACTCACGAGCATGCAGTTTTTTACGGAAGTGAATAATCAGATCCGCCAGTCAGGCGGTCTGACGTCCTTCTGTGCCCGTCATCGCCTGCCGATTGGCAGCGTCTCCAATTACCTGAACGACAACCGTCGCGCCTCGGACGCTCTGGTCCAGGCTGTGGGATATGCGCGTCTGACGCGCTTCCGCCGACGTGTTGTCGGGAGTGTTTCCGCGTGAATATTCATAAACCCGTTGATCCCGGCCTGTTCGGTGGCGCTTTGCGCTCGGTGCCGCAGAACATTGCTGCTGAGCATGGGCTTCTCGGTTGCATCCTGGTGGACTCCAAGAAGGTGCTCGAAACCGTTGAAGAGATCCTGCATCCGGACCATTTCGCAGATCCGGTCAATGGACAGATCTATGAGAAGGCCCTTCTCATTTACAACGAAAGCCGCAACGTCGATCCCCTGACAATCATCCGGCATTTCGAGCACCCGGATGAGCTGGTCTGGGGCAAGACAAACCCGAAAGAGTATTTCGCCAAGCTGCTGACGGCTTATGCCAGTCCCAGAATGGCATTCGACTATGCGCGTGAGATCCGCGATGCCGCGATGCGTCGCCGGCTGATGGCGCTGTGTCAGCGGACAGCGGATCTCTGTTGCCGGCCGGAAGATGAACGGGCCGAGGACATTGTTGAGGGCCATGAAGCAAGGCTGCTCAGTATCGCCATGGGTATGTCGGAAAGCCAGCCGAACGTCTCTCTGTTTGACGCCGGCTGCGAGGCTATTCTTTCGGCTCGTGAAGCGCTGGAGCGTGGTGGTGGCCTGGCTGGATTGTCCTGGGGTTACAAGTCGCTTGATCGTCTCACGGGCGGCCTGACGAATGGCAATCTCTATATCTTGGGTGCTCGTCCAGCTGTCGGCAAGACATCTCTCGGTCTGGGAATTGCGCTCCCATTGGCGGCCTCTGGAAAGCGAGGGCTGTTCTGGTCTGGCGAGATGTTGGCCAAGCAAGTAGCAGGCCGCGCGGCATCGGCGCGGACGGGACTAAACCTGCGGTCGATCTTCAATGGCCTTCGGTGGGATATCGGTCCCGATGTGGAAACAGGCAGCCAGCCGCCACTGGAAGACTGGCAATGGAAAGAATACGAGAACGCCGTCGATGAATTCTTCCATATCCAGCTAGAAATCGACACACGTCCTGGACTGACGATCTCACAGCTTCGGTCCCGTGCGCGCCGTATGAAGCGCTCAAAGCGCGGCCTCGATTTCATCGTTTTGGATTACTTCCAGCTGATGCGCGGATCTGCTGCGGTTCGCGGGCGTGGTCGATACGAAGAAACCACGGAAATCAGCAATGAACTCAAGACGCTGGCGAAAGAGCTGGATGTTCCGATGATCGTGCTCGCTCAGCTGAACCGGAAATCGGAAGACAAGGAAGACAAGACGCCAGAGTCTGATCACCTCCGGGATACCGGCGCCCTGGAACAGGACGCGGACGTAATCTGCCTGATCCACCGAAGGCATCTCCATCTGAAGAAACAGCTCGCCAGTCTGGCCAAGCGAGACCGGGAGACAGAGGATCAGTTCAATGATCGCAGCCTGGAGCTGGAGGAACAGGTCCGTCAGCAGGAAGGGCGCGGCATGCTCCTGGTAGCCAAAAACCGACATGGCCCAACGGGTGTCTGTCCGGTCTGGTATGACGATTTCACCACTTGGTTCAGGGATGCCGGAGAAGATCCTCGCGCGCGTGCTTGGACCGTGCAGCGCGGAGCATAGGTCATGGCGCGTCGCGAGCGGCCGGGGAAGCATGCGCGGAGCATTATGTCCGACGTGCGTTGGACGACGCTGTCTCTGGCGGCGCGTTCTGTCTGGCTTGGTCTGGCAGATGTCGGTGACGTCGTGCCTGCGGTGCGCGCACCTGGAAAAAGCGGTCTGACCATCGAGGATTTCGCCCGCTACCTGGCGGCGGATGTGGCGGCTGTCGGGCCGGCTGTCCGTGAGCTGGTCCAGTGTGAAGTCATGGCCCCAATCGGCGCCGGCTTCAGGCTGACATCCTACTAGGTTTTTAGGTTTTCAACCCTGCCTCTGTTGGCAGGTCTAGGAGTATCTGACGTGAAGGTCAGCGCCAGTCATCGCACGCAGCTTGCCAGCATCGCCCTGATGCAGGTGGAGCATCTTACCCTCAACGCCATGGAAGCCGTGATGGTGCTGTCCTGGGTGCGTCTCGTCACCTACCTGATCATGAACACGGCTGACGGCGTCCTGGACGTGTCTTTCCCAGGTGCGCTGTCCGCGCTCGCACGCACCAAGGTTTTCTGTGACGAAAACCTAATCGAAACCTATCTCGAAACCTACGCGAAAACCCAGCTGCTAACCTGGGATCGCGACGCGCAGACGATTGGTCTGCCGGCATCGCTCCAACCATCACGCCGCGCGATCGCATCCCGCGAAAACGGCAGAAAGGGCGGAAGACCGCGCAAAAACGCAGCTGTAACCCCGCAGAACGATCCGCGACAGAGAACCGCCATCATGCCCATTTCAGGAGGAAAAGCCGTGTCTGCCGAAAACCCAGCAAAAACCCGCCTCACGGGTACGCGCGATAAGCTTAGCTTAGCTTCTAAATCTTCTTCAGAAGATAAGCTTAAGCTAGACGGCCTGATGTCTCGCATAGGGCCAAAGGCATTCGAGGCAGCGGGTTTCGACCCATCCCGCGACATGCCGAACTGGGGCGTGTCGCGAGTATGGATCGCGGCTGCTCTGGCCAAGGGCATGACGGAGGACGATGCGGAGCGTCTGATCGTGGCTGTCGTGCGGGACGTTGCCGATCGGCAGCGGGTCAAGGGAAACCCGGCATCGCACATGGGCTACTTCTCCAAGGCCGTGGAAGCCGCGATTGCCAGGGGCGATATCCCGGAAGCGCCGAAGACGGCCGAGGAACGTAAGGCTGCGCGGGCCTGGGAAGCGGCGTTGAAAGACTACCGGCAGCGGTTGGCCTATGGCGAAACGGGTCTGCGCCGTCCGGAACTGTCTGACTTCCTCGTCCAGGCTGCGGCATGAGGCGCAGGCACCGGATTGATCTGGCGCAGGATGTCCCCAAGCAGGTTGCGGAATGGCTGGATGAAGCCGCGCAGACGCTGGCAGCGTTGCCGGCGCATGGGCTTCGGCCGTCTGGCGCCAGAGGCTTCTGGCCGGACATGGTGCCGGACGAAGAGGATCTGCAATGGGTACGGGAAAGCGACATCCGGCCACCTCGGCCAACGCCAGATGATGTGTCGCGGATGGACCTTGTGTTCTCCTGGCTGGCGTTCCTCGGCACGGGAAGCGAAAACCGGGAAATCCGCCTCGTGGTTCAGCTCCACATGCGCGTTCATCCGATCTCAGGAAAGCCTCTGCTGTCATGGGAGAAAATCGGAGAGAAACTGCGCATAGGCCGCAATACGGCCAAGAGGCGTTACCTGACGGCCTGTTGCATCATCGCAGAAAAATTGCGGACCGGACAATTTCCGCTGGACAGTTTGGACCAAATTGCGCATTTTCCATAGACATATTCGCGAGACGTGCACCCCAACGGGTTCACGTCTTTTTTTATGCCTGTTTTCCGGGGTTTTCCATGCCTGTTCGACCGCCAGTCTTCCGGCCCAGGTGGCATAAGGGAGAAGATCAGCGGCGCAGGGAATTCGATGCAAAGCGCGGGTCAGCCCGCCAGCGTGGATACGATACGGCCTGGGAAAAGGTAAGGGCGCGTCATCTGGCCTTGCATCCGACCTGTTGTGTTCCCGGCTGCCGGACGCCGACTGACCGGCTGAACGTCGATCATATCGAAAGTGTGCGGGAAGCGCCGGAAAGGCGTCTGGATCCGACCAATCTGCGCACCTTGTGCCAGTCGCATCATTCGGCACGGACCAGCCGGGATCATTCCTGGAACCGGAAAATCTGAAAAAAACGGCAAAAAATGGCTGTTTTCCGCCATTTTTCTGTCCTCGGGTCAATTGGGGGTAGGGGGGTCTTCAATCCCTGCCAGGGCCGAGCACCCGGACCGCGCCATGGGCAAATTTTCACACCCGCGAAATTGAGGGAAAAAGTTACAGGATGGTTGGATGGCAGCCCTCCTGCGATTTCGCATGAGGAGGTCATCATGAAGGGCCGCAAGCCGAAACCTGCGCATCTGCGCGTCGTCACGGGAAACGCCGGAAAGCGGGCGCTTCCGGAAGACGGGCTGCGTCTGAAGTCGGAAGCGGCGCCGCCGCCTGACTATCTCGATGAGGATGGCCAGTCAGCGTGGAACAGGCTTGTTCCTGTGCTGGTCGAGCGCGGAATCTTCACGCTTCTGGACCATGATGCGCTTGCCCAGTATTGCGCCACCTATAGCCGCTGGCTGCGCGCTGAGCGTGCCCTGCAGGACGGTGAAGGTGACACCTACGAAACGCACGGGCGGCAGGGCACCATGAAGCGTGGCCGTCCTGAGCTGGCTATCATCGCCGAAAGCATCCGCCTCATGCGGACGGTCGGATCGGAGTTCGGCTTTTCGCCTGTGGCCCGTCTGCGGCTGAAGGATGTGGGGCAGGGCGATATGTTCAGTCCCTTTTCCGAGTTTGAATAATGGCCGCAGCCTATCCCCACGTTGCGATGGCGCGCCGGTATATGCGCGATGTGCTGTCCGGCAGGATCTTGGCCTGCCAGCATGCGGTCGCGGCCTGTATCCGGCAGGAACAGGACCTGAAGGCCGAGAAAACCAAGGGGTTCGGATACCGCTTCGACAAAGACCGCGCGGAAAAGGTCTGCCGTTTCATCTCCCTGATGCCGCATATCAAGGGGCCGAAGGCGCGGGCGCGGGAGCTGATCGTGCTGGAGCCATGGCAGGCATTCATCCTGACCACGGCTTTCGGCTGGGTGGACAAGAGGACCGGCTTTAGGCGTTTCCGGCGCGTCTATATCGAGGTCCCGCGCGGGAATGCCAAGAGTACCCTGTCCTCTGGCGTGGGTCTCTATATGCTCACGGCCGATGGAGAGGCGGGGCCGGAAGTTTACTCGGCGGCGACGACCCGTGATCAGGCCAAGATCGTTTTCGGCGACGCGCAGAAAATGATCGGCAAACGCCCTGACATGGCCCGCCAGTTTGGTCTGGACTGTCAGGTCGCAGGCATCATCTGCGCGGCCAATGATGGTCAGTTCACGGCACTTTCGCGTGATGGCAAGACGCAGGATGGCCTGAATATCCATTTTGCCTGCCTTGATGAGGTCCATGCCCATAAGACCCGAGAGGTCTATGACGTGGTCGAAACTGGCGCGGGCAAGCGTGATCAGTCCATGATCTGGGCCATTACGACAGCCGGGTCTAACAGGTCGGGGATCTGTTACGAGCTGCGAAGCTACATGGTCCGGGTGCTTAATATAGCGCTCAGCCGCTGGAAGGACTGCCCTTACGCGCTCAAGGGCGATACGGCCGAGGATGACCAGCTTTTCGGGCTGATTTACACGCTCGATGACGGAGACGACTGGACGGATCCGGAAATCTGGAAGAAGGCCAATCCGAACTGGGGCGTGTCCGTCATGCCGGATTATGTGGCGGGGCTGGCGAACAAGGCCATGCAGCTGGCCAGCGCGCAGAATAACTTCAAGACAAAGCATCTGGATCTCTGGGTTAATGCCAATCAGGCCTGGATGGATATGCTGGCGTGGGGACGTTGCGCGGATCCCAGCCTGCGGATCGAGGATTTTGCCGACCAGGACTGCATCATGGCCCTCGATCTGGCGAGCAAGGTTGACCTTGCCGTGCGGATCCGCCTGTTCCAGCGGAAGAATGGCGACGAGACGCACTATTACGTCTTCGCGCATTTTTACCTGCCGCAGCGGCAGGTCGATGAATCGGGAAATGCCCAATATGAGGGTTGGGTGATCGAAGGCCGCATCACGGCAACAGCTGGGGATGTCATCGACTTCGATAATATCGAGGCAGACATTCAGAGCGACGTCAGCGTCTTCGATGTGCGTGCTGTGGCCTATGACCCATGGCAGGCGACCCAGTTATCCCAACGCATGACCGAGCGGAACGTGCCGATGCAGGAATATCGGCAGACGGTGCAGAATTTTTCAGAGCCGATGAAGGAACTGGAGGCGCTGGTCCTGTCCGGTCGGCTGCACCATGACGGCGATCCTGTTCTCGCCTGGTGCATGTCCAACGTCGTCTGTCACACGGATGCGAAGGACAACGTCTATCCGCGCAAGGAGCGGGTGGAAAACAAGATTGACGGCGCCGTCGCCCTGATCATGGCGATCGGGATGGCCACGGCTCCGTCTGACTTCGACGAATTTGTCTATGAAGGGATGTAAGAATGGGTCTCCTGGACTTCCTGCGCGGGTCTGGTGCGTCGACGCCTGTCCATGCGCGCCAGGAGCCTCGGCTTTCGGCTGAAAGCGGCATTTCCACCCCGGATAATACCTTTCAGACGGGTGGGCCCTGGATCTCGTTTCCAATGGGCGGTCCATCGAAGGCGGGCGTCATGGTCAATGAGCGCACGACCATGTCCCTGCCGGCCGTCATGCAGGCGCTGCGGATCCTGACGGGCGTTTTCGCCATGGTGCCGATGTATTACTGCCGGAAGGATGGGACCGGCACGCATCGTCTGGAAGGAGATCCGCTCTACACTCTGATGAATCAGCGGCCGAACGAGGCGCAAAGTCATTACGATTTCCGGGAAATCCTTCTCGGCGATGTCCTGATGACTGGCAATTTTTACGCTTATGTCTCGCGGGATGCCCTCATGCGGCCCTCTGTTCTGACGCGACTGGATCCGTTTGGATGTCAGCCGCTTCAGACCTTCGACCGGGTCTCTGGCCAGCAGATGTTTTATGACGCGACCCTGCCGGACGGCTCCACCGGCCGCTTCCCGGCGCGGGATATCTGGCACGTCAGGGGCATGGGGCGAAACGGATTGCAGGGGCTCAATCCGATCGCCTTCATGAAAGAGGCCTTCGGTGAAAATCTGGCGACTGCGTCTTTTGTCCAGAATTACTGGCGGAATAATGCCCAGCCGCCGACGGTGCTGTCGACGGACAAGTCGATCAAGCCTGATGAGCGGCAGGCAATCAAGGATGACTGGAAATCGCGTTTTTCGGGCGTGGAAAATGCCGGTGAAACTGCGGTTCTGAGTAACGGCCTCAAGCCGATTTACATGCCGGTCAATAACAAGGATGGGCAGCTTGTCGAGACCAGGACCATGCAGGTTCTGGACATTGCTCGCGCCTGGGGCGTGCCACCGCATCTGCTGTTCGAGCTGTCCAAGGCGACGTTCGGCAATATCGAGCAGCAGTCCCTGGAATTCGTAATCTACCACCTCGGCCCACATTTCAGCCGGGTGGCAGCCAGTGCGGCCCATGCCTTTGCGGCAAGCGGCTGCGCGTTCGTCCATGACCCGTCCGACCTGGTGAAGGGTGGTTTCCTCGACCGTGCCCAGGGCATCGCCGCGCTGCGCAATGGCGGCGTCATGAGCACGGATGAGGGCCGGGCCGAATTCGGTCTTAACCCGGTCGGCGGCGATGCCGGCGGCGAGATCTGGCGTCCGATCAATATGGGCATCAGCGGACAGCCAAGCCCGGATCCTGCAACAGGAAGCTGACATGACAAGACACTATGCGCTGGATGCCATCAGGGCGATGCCCTGGGCCATCCAGCCGGAATGGCTGGCCGCGATCGAGGCGGCGGCAGAGCGGACAATGCTGTCTCCTGACCTGGAGAAGCTGCGGGAAAACGGCAATGCCGCCCGATATCAGGGTGTGATGGCTGCGATCTCAGGCGGTGGTTCGCCTTTGCAGGGCGCAAAGACCGCGACAGTCAGCAACGGAGTGGCCATGATCCCCGTCATGGGGCCGATCATGCCCTATGCGAACCTGATGGCGGATATCTGTGGGTTTACCACGCTGGAAACCCTGGCATCCGACCTTCAGGTGGCGGCGTCCAGTCCGGCTGTCAGTCAGATCCTTCTGGTGATGGACAGCCCAGGCGGTGCGACCGTGCAACTGAGCGACGTGGCGGGGCAGATCGCGGCCCTGGAAAAGCCCGTGACGGTATTTGTCACCGGAACCGCTGCGTCGGCCGCTTACTGGCTCGCCAGTCAGGCTGATGAAATCATCATGGACAATCTGGCCGTTGCAGGTTCGATCGGCATTGTGTGCTCGACCTCAACGCAGGTTGGGCCGGATGCCAACGGCCGCCAGAGCGTCGATATCGTCAGTTCCAACGCGCCAAACAAGCGCCTGGACCCGTCTTCGGACGATGGGCAGGCGCAGATCCGCGCTGTTCTGGACGATATGGAGGCTGTTTTCATGGCCGATGTCGCGCGTGGCCGCAAAACCACGGTTGCGAACGTCCAGAAGAATTTCGGTCAGGGCGGCATGAAATCGGCGAAAAGTGCCGTTTCAGCCGGCATGGCCGATGGAACCGGAACGCTGAGCGGGACAGTTTCCCGTCTCGGCGCCGGCAAAACCCCGAAAATCACAGGAAAACCGGCTCCAAGAAGGACTGCTGCCATGCAGGATCTGGATATGCGCCGGCTTCGAGCACAGGAAGGCTAAAATGGCTGATCGCATTACGACCCTCCGCGCCCGCCAAGGTGAAGTCCATACGGAGATGGAAACTGTCGTCAACACGGCCGCCACGGATGGCGACCGCGAGATGACGGCCGAAGAAGCTGCCCGATATGACGCGCTGAGAGCCGAAGATGACCGACTGACGGCGAATATCGCCCGTGAAGTCGATCTGGAGCATCGTCGCGCAGCTGCTGCGCGCCCGATTGCCACGCTGCCGGCTGGTCGGAGCGGATCCGGTGCAACGGTGCCCGCGCAGGCGGCGGAAAAGCTTGAACCGGGCATGAAGTTCTCGCGCTTTGCCCAGGCGGTGGCTGCGACGCGAGGGCAGGGAGGTATGCGGGCAGTCGCGGACTTCTCGGAAAAGACCTGGGGTTCGGCCTTTGCGATTGAGGCTGCCGATAACATGCAGGAATCGGTCGATGTGCAGGGTGGCTTCCTGGTTAATCAGGATTATTCCACCGATCTGATCGACGCACTTCGTCCGGCGGTTGCGGTCCGTCGCATGGGCGCTGTTTCCGTTCCGATGCCGCGTGGAAACCTGTCGACCCGCAAGCAGACTTCGACGTCCAATGCGAGCTGGGGCGGCGAGCGTGCAGCGATCCCCACCAGTGCTCCTAGCGTCGGCATGGTCAAGATGTCTGCCAAGAAGCTGTTTGCTCTTGTGCCGATTTCAAATGATCTTCTGCGATACAATTCGATTCAGACGGATACGCTGGTCAGAAATGACATGGTCCGTGAGGTCGGGATCGCTGAGGATCAGCAGTTCATTCGCGGGCAGGGGTCTAGCGTCGCGCCGGCTGGGCTTCGTTATCTCGCCGCTGCCGCCAATGTCATCGCGGCAAACCCGACCAATGTCGTGCAGAACGTTCGCAATGACCTCGCTGCCATGCGCCTGGGACTTTCGCGAAGCAATGCTCCGATGGCAAACTGTGGTTACATCATTAACCCGACGGTTGCGGAGTTCCTGGAGCAGCTGCTGACGGCGACTGGCGCTCTTGCTTTCCCTGAAATTTCAGAAGGCAGAATTGGTCGCTATCCATTCACGACGACGACGTCTGTTCCGGACAATCTGGGGACGAATGGAAATCAGTCTGAACTGTATTTCGCTGATTTCTCCCAGATCCTGATTGGCGATGCCTTGCAGACGACCCTCGCTGTCAGCACGGAGGCCTCTTATGTCGACAATGAGGGGGTGACGCGCTCAGCCTTCCAGAATGATGAGACGCTGGTGCGCGTGATTGAGGCGGTCGATCTCAATACCCGCTATGACGCGGCCATCTCCGTTCTTACGGGTGCGGCCTGGTTTCCCGGCTCAGTTGCAGGACAGTAATCCATGAAGCGAATCACTTTCACAGGCCGGTGCAGCGGTATCGGCTCGGTTTACAATCCTGGGGATATCGCGGTTTTTCCGGATAGCGTCGCGGATGCGATTGTCGCAGCAAAGAAGGGAACGGCTGAGGCTATGCCGGTCAAGACCCTGGCCAAAGCGGAATCATCCTCAGGGGCAGCCGGCGAGGGCGATGGCGGAGACCTTCTTTCGGGCACTGACCCGAGCAAAGAATCAGAAAACGGCAAATCCTGACGGTCTCCTAGCGGAGGCCGTTTTTGTTTGGAGGTGAAATATGCCTGTTGTCGTCACGACACCAGCAGAAACCACCAACCTTGTGTCTCTGGAGAGTGCATTGGCATATCTCCAGATCACAAATATGGCTCAGATGCAGGGTCTGGATGCTCTGATCTCCAGTGCCTCAGCTGCCTGCGTGTCCTATCTCCAGCGACCATTGGCTTTGCAGGAATATCGGGAACGCATTCGCGTGCGGGGCAGGGTGACGGCAATAAACCTGTCGATCGGTCCGATTGCGGCAATTCGATCCATAAGCGTGGGCGGTCGCAAGGTTGTGGCGCTGGATGAGCTATCAGTCGACAGGATGAATGCCCGGATCGAGGATATTCTTCCGGTGCCCGCAGGGTGCGGCTTCCCGCATCATGTGTGGGATGTTGAAGTCAGCTATGTGGCGGGATTTCTTCTTCCGGAAATGGATGATCCGGAAAAGAATGATGCAGATCTGCTGCCGATGGCAGTAACGCCGCTTCCCGACGACATCGCGGGCGGATGCCTGGGCACGATCCAGCTGCTGCGATGCGGGCAGGGGCGTGATCCGCTTCTGAAGACGGAAAGTGTCCAGGGTGTTGGATCCACGACCTGGCAGACCATGGATCCATCTGTCGGGGCTCTTTCTCCTGATGCCGTGGCCGCGCTCGATCGTCTCTCCCTGGCAGCGGACTGGATGGCCTGATGGGACAGATTACTGAAAGCCGGCGTCGGCAGATCCGGCATAAAGGGCGCATGATGACGCTGTCGCGATCCGACAAGTCCGATCCGGTCTCTCTGATTGCCTATTCTGCTCCGCCCGCCACGGCCGCGCTGGAGGCGGGGGTTTCCGTCATGCCTTTCGTGGCAGAAACCCTGAATGATGAGTTGTCGGCCGCAGCCTATGGACAGCCCCGCAACATGGACATCCTGACGGATGGTGGCCGCCGATACATGCTGACGGACGCCACGGCTGTTTATGACGGCAGTGAGATTTGCGGCTGGAAACTCTTTGCAGCAGGTGGAACATGACCTCTCCCGTCGTCTGGCAGGATGCCTTTGACCGGGCCACGGCAGCAGCCGCGCCGCTAGGTCTGAAGGTCAAGGATATTCTTGCCCAGGACCTCGATCCTGGAACTGATCCGTGGGTTTATTTCGAGACCGCCAGTGCAGCCTCGGGGCGTCTGGGTGTCGGGGAAATCATCAATGAAGAGACAGGCCAGATCTGGCTACATCTGATGGTGCAGCGCGGAACAGGCGCGATTGATGCGGTTCAGAAGCGCAAGATCCTCTCCGTCGCCTTTCGGGTTCCTGTCGAATATTTGCCGAAGGGACTGTATTACGACGATCAGGGCTTCGACCCGCCTGCTCAGGACGAAACGGGCAACTGGATCCGCTTTTCCCTGATGGTGGACTACCGCTACCAGGACATTGTCCTGCCAGCGTCCTGATCCTTCCTGAAATTCCTGACACAGCCACCTTCGGGTGGCTTTTTTTATGAGGTGAAACATGGCCTTTACCGGAGCCACGGCAGGCTATCAGGCCGCCGCGCAGGCGAACGATACTGCCATTTCCTATGCCATGGAGCCGACTTACGGCGTCCCGGCCACGGGAAACTATCAGCGCACCCGCTTTACGGGCGAGAACTTCAAGCCGACGGACGCGACCCAGCGCCCGGACGAAATCAATGCCGATATCGAGGCGGCACAGGCCGTCCTGACGCAGACTTCCGTGGCCGGCACACTGTCGGGCGCGCTGTCTTATGGCACCTACGACGACATGCTGGCAGCCGTACTCGGCGCAGACTGGGCGAACAACGTCGCGCAGAACGGCGCTGTCGTGAAGACCTGGACCATCATCGAAAAGATGAACGGCAAGTGGGTGGTGCGTCCGGGCAGCTACTGCACTCAGGCGCAGCTGACCTTTGCCCAGGGCAGCTTTGCGTCGACGTCTTTCGACTTCTCCTGCAAGCAGGAGACGCTTGCGGATGCCGACCCGGCTGCAACCTACACCGATGCGCCGTCCGGTCGCGTGTTCAACACGGTCGACAACTTCGTCGGCATGACTGTGAACGGCGTGGCTCCGGATGGCTGCGTCAAGCAGATCCAGATCACGCTGGCCCGTGATGGCTCGGGTTCGGATTACGGCATGGGCCATGCCGACGCCTGCGGCATCCGCGTCGGTCAGCTGCTGGCTTCGGGCTCGGCGCAGATCTTCTTCAAGACCTGGGACATGTATCAGGTCTGGGCCAGTGGCACGCAGGGGCCGATCGTCACCACGGTCAAGGACGCGGACGGCAACAGCTACATCCTGACTTTCCTGAACGCGGCGCTGCGCAACCCGGTCATCAATGCTGGCAGCAAGAACACCTCGATCGTCGCCACCTTTGACATCGAAGGCAATCCGCAGGCTGGCGGTGGCACCTTCAAGATCCAGCGCATCCCGGCAGCTGCTCCGGGCGGCTGATCCCCGGAAATCTGCGCTTTTTATCCCTTATTTCAGACTGGAAAAATTCACATGGCCAAGCTCTCCACTTTTTCCCGCGATCTCAGCAAGGTTTCCGAAGGCGAAGAGATCGAAGTCGGTCCGGAAGGCAATACCTTCTTCATCACCACGCGCGGCTTCACGCCGGCCTACCGCGACACGCTCTATGCCCTGCGTCTGGAATCCGCCCGTGAGCTGAACCGCTCGCAGCGTGCCGGTGCCGGCTTCTATGCTCCGGACGCCCTGCCACCGACCACGGATGACGTCTGCCAGGGCAAGGCCATCGCCCGCCAGTGCGTGCTCGGTGTGCGCGGCCTCGACGGCGCGGACGATCAGCCGGTGAGCGTCGATGATTTCCGCAGCATGCTGGAAAGCGGCAACTACCCGGCCCTGACCACGCTGGCGATCATGGCGGCCGGCCGCGTTGGCAGTGACCGCGCCGAACAGGCCAAGGCCGCAGCGGGAAACTGATCGCGGCGCTCCAGTGGGAACTGGAATGGGGCGCCTATACCGGGGAGAATGAAATCCCCGAAATCCGGGAAACGGCCCTGCAATACCGGGTCCTTCCCGATCCCTGGAATGAAGTCCCCTGGCGGGCGTGGCATGAACTCCAGCATGACCGCGCCTGGACCTCTGATGGGGTCGGGGCATCCATGGGTATGATCCGCATCGTCTCGCGGCCGGGGCCGATCTTCTGGCTGGCCATTGACCGCTGGTGTGAGGCCAACCGCGTGACGGACGAGGAACGGGTTTACGTCCATGACCTGATCCGCGCCCTTGATGCCGTGTTTCTGCGGTTCCGCAACAACGCGATTTCCCAGGACATGCAGACCCTCATGAGGAAGTGACATGGCGTCTCCGCGCAGCGTGGCCCGCAATATCCGTCTGTTCCGGGACCAGACCCTGTCGCCAGCCGCGCAGTCCGCGCGGCTCGCGGCTGTGGCCATCAAGGCCCGCGATCAGGTGGTCCGGAGCGGGGATGCGCCGCCGCACTGGGTGACGATCGTGGATGGTCGACAGGGCGCGCCGGAGACAGCCGTCCAGCCGGACGGCTTCATCCTCTACAAGTTCAACGTCATGGGGCTGGCAGCCCAGGCCGCGCTTCAGCTGTGCAAGGACCGCTCTCCGGTGCGATCCGGACGCTACCGAGACAGCTGGATGGTGGTCGTCGATGGCCGGCCCTGGACACAGGACGTGGCGGACATCCCGGAAGGCGTGTCGGTCATGATCGTCAACCCGCAGCCCTATGCGCGCAAGATCGACACGGGCGCGATGAAGAAAATGTCTGTGCCTCCGGGCATCGTCGACGCGGTCCGCAAGCTGGTGCAGCGCAAATTCCCAACCGTGAACGCAGCCCGCGCCTTCGTCACCATTCCGTCTGGCCTGATGGAAAATGCCCCTTACGTCCTTCGGCGCAGCAAGGGGCGGAGCAAGAGCCGCGCTGCCGGCACATCCATGACCTACCCGGCCATGATCCTGACAAAACGAATCTGAAGGAACGCGACCATGGCGACGGTTGAAGAGCTCGAAGTTTCCTACCGCAGCCAGATCGCCTCTTCAGCCCAGGCTGATGCCGCTGCGCTTGATGCTGTAGCGGATGGTCTCGATCGCGTTGGGGACAGTGCTGAAATCACAGATTCCAAGATCCAGCGCAGCACCAAAAGCGGGACAGGTCTGGTCAATACCTGGGACGCCGTAACCAAGAGCGCCAATGCGCTCGAAAAAGCTCAGAACAACCTTGTTACTTCAGCGGATACTCTGGCGGAGAGTGTCCGTCGCGGCGAGATTACACAGGAGCAGGCGACACGGTCCTATGATGCACAGGCTGCCAAAGTCCAGAAGCTGACGCAGACTCATGCGGATGCCGTGCAGGCCGCCAAAAAGGCAGGCGATGCCCTGGAGGAAACGGGCCAGAAAGCTGGTCTCTCCAGCCAGAAGATGGGCATCCTGGCGGACGAAGCGCACAAGTTCTTTGACCAGGTGATGGCAGGCGGATCCGCCTTCCAGGCTGCGTTCTATCAGCTGCCGAACATGATCCAGATCATGGGCGGTTTTGGTGGGGCTCTTGAAACTGTCGCAGGATGGATGATCGGCCCTGCCGGTCTGGCTGTCGCAGGTGCAGCGGCGGCAGCTTCCGTCTATAAAATCGGGTCTGCGGCCGAAGCAGAGCAGGAGCAACTGGCGACGCTGTCGCAGCACCTGCGCGCAACCCGCGATGATTACACGGCAATGGCCAGCGCGGCGGAATCCGCCTCCCGGCGGCTCTCGACCAGCAGCGGTCTATCCCTCGCTGACAGCCGCAGCGTGACCACGACCTTTGCGGCCCTGCCCACGGTCGACAGTTCCAGCCTGACGTCGCTGACGCAGGAAGCACGGGATCTGGCGGAAGTCATGGGCGAGACCGTGCCTGAAGCTGCCAAGGAAATGGCAGACGCCTACACGGACCCGGCCAAGGCGGCGCAGGACTTTGCCGACAAGGGTCTGCTGGGCGTTCATCAGGGGCTGGTCAGTCAGGTCAAGGATCTTCAGGACAGCGGCAACCGGATGCAGGCCTGGCAGCTGCTCATGGGCCAGCTTGAATCGGCCACGCGCGGCGCTGTGGATCAGGGGCTGACGCCGTTTCAGCAGTCGGTCCGCAATCTCAAGGATGCCTGGGCCGGTCCGATGGAAGGCGTCGAGAGTTTCGGTAACAAGGTCGGGGGCTTCCTGGTCGCGCAGACCGCCAAAACGATCGACGGCCTGACAAACCTGATCAACAAGGTCAAAGAACTCAAGGGCTGGATGGACAGTTTCCAGCCGGCCCATGTCGCCTATGAGGCCCAGCAACAGCAGATCCAGCAGGGCACCAGCTCGGGCATGTCAGGGCTGATTGATACGGTCGGCCAGCAGATCGGCGCGAACTCCGACGTCATCTCCCTGGCACATCGGATCCAGCCAGTCGAAAGCACGACGGGGCAGTATGACCGCAGTGGCGCGGTCGTGACCTCCTCGGCTGGCGCGATCGGCGGCATGCAGGTCATGCCGGCGAATGCAGCCGGCAACGACCTGACGGATCCGACCGGCAACGTCACGGCGGCCGAGCGTCTGCTGGTCCGGCTGTATTCCAAATACAGCGGCAACGAGCAGCTGGTCGCCATGGCCTATAACTGGGGCGAAGGGAACGTCGACAAATACCTTCAGGGGAAAACCACGGTCCCGCAGTCCGTGCAGGACTATGCCCAGCAGGTCACGGGCGGGAAAACCTATGGTGCGACGACCCTCGCGGCCATGCAGGGCAAGATCGACGATGCCCTGAAGACCCCGGACAGCTCGACGACTTCCAAGAGGTCGGATCAAGTCAACGCCATCAAGCAGATGACTGATGCGCAGGCAGAACTGGACAAGCAGCGTCAGGCAGGCGTCATCACCGACGCTGACTATGATGCAAAAACGCAGGCTCTGACCGATCGCCTGATGACGCATAAGGCCGCGCTGAACGATCTGCGCGATCCGATGCAGGAGCTGGCACATCAGCAGCAGCAGGCGACGGATGCGGCCTGGGCTGGCACGGCGGCGCAGAAAGCCATGGTTCAGGTCGACCAGCAGACCGAAGAAGCCGCCCGCAAGCTGGGTTACGCCCATGCCACGGCAGCGCAGCTCCTGAAGGCGGAATCAAACGAACAGCAGATCCTGACAGGCGAGTTCAACAGCGGCATCGAGGCCATGAACCGTAAGACGGCGGCTCAGGAGAATGTGCTCAAAGGATATGATGCCAGCAAGGGCAGCCTGGACGATTATCTGCGCTCCGTGGAAGCCTATGAGAACGTTCAGGATACGTCTCTCCCCAAGGAGAAGGAGCAGACACGACAGATACAGGAAAAAACTGATGCCATGAGACGGGCGGCCGAGGTTCAGGGGGACCTTTCGACCGCTGGAAAACTTTATGGCCAGAGCCTAGATCTCAGCTACATCAAGGCAGAGACGGATGCGATCGGACAGAACTCCGACGCTGTTTCCGTGCAGATGGCCGTTCTCAAAGAACGCAACGCGCTTCTTGAAAGCGGCAGAGGCCTGACATCCAAGGCCTCACAGACCGATCTGGAGAACGTCGCGGCGATCCAGACGGCTACGAACGCTTACCAGAAGCAGCAGGACACGCTGAACGAACTGACCAGCGATATCTCTTCGGCAGCCGACACGCTGTCGAGCAGCTTCACGCAGGCCCTGGTCAACGCCTCGAATGGCGGGGTGACGTTCAAGTCGGCCATGCAGGGCGTGGAAAGCCAGCTGATCTCCGTGATCGCCAAGCTGGCCCTGATCAACCCGCTGCTGAACGCGATCGACGGCAAGAGCCGCACGACCCTGGGCGATGTCTCGTCCATTCTGTCGGGCAGCTCTTCGTCTTCGATGAGTGCGGGAGCGACCGCGATCAGCCAGGACTCTGGTGGCTGGGGATGGAATCCCCTGACGGTAACAGGCAGCTCTGGCGGCTCCACGTCCTGGCTGTCCTCCGGCCTCAAGACCAACCTGTTCGGCACGGCCACGGTGGGCAACCTCCTTGGCGGGATCGGCGGGGGTTTCGGGCTCGGCTCGGCTTTGTCCGGCATCGGCGGTGGGACAAAGACCAACGGCATGATCGGAAGCGGCGTCGGAGCGGCGGCAGGTGCTGCGGCCGGATCGTTCATTCCAGTCATCGGCACCATGCTGGGCGGTCTGATCGGCGGCGGTCTGGGCGGGCTTATGGGTGGTCTCTTCGGGCACAAGAAAAACCCGTACACGATCGACCAGGTCATGACGACGGGAGGCTCGCTGTCGCTTGGCAAGACCTGGAACCAGGCCCAGACCGATCAGATCACGGAGCAGCTCAAATCCGACATCGCGTCGTTCAACAAGGTCCTGTCCACGGACGGGGTCACGATTGGCGGCGGCAATGGCGGGCTGCTGGGCACGGTCCGGGATGACAAGAACAACAAGGACAAGTCCCTCCAGTCCGTCTCGCTGACGGATCTGCTGAAACAGGCGACCTACAGCACGTCGGACGCCACATTCCAGCAGGCCCTGCAACAGGGGCTGCCGAGCGATGCAACATCCGTCTCGGATTATGCAACGGCGATCGCCAACCTGAAGACCATGGCCGACACGGTCGACCAGCTGGGCGTTGCCGTTTCGAAGTTCAATTCGGACGGTACGGTCACGGTCGGCAGTTTCACGAAAGCCAGCGGGGATCTGAAAACGGCTTTGGACACGGCGCTCGATGGCAAATCGCTGTCGACGTCGGATCTCCAGACCCAGATCTCCACCATCACGACCTTCGTCGACACGACGATGCCGGGGCTGCTCAAGGCCACGGTCTCGGGACAGCAGTCCTGGGTGGATCAGATGGCCGCGCTGAAACAGACCTATGAGGCAGCCGCCTCGCAGGCCAGTCAGTACGGGCTGGACGGTACCCAGCTGAATGCGAAGTACCAGTCGCTTTACGACCAGGGCTTTGCCTCCCAGCTGGACACGCTGCGACAGAGCGATCTGTCGGTTCAGGCGCGGTACCAGACGGCCACGGGCGATGATGAAGGGGCCGCGCTGACGAACTTCGATGTCAGTGCGGACCAGCAGCGCCAGCAGCTGGCGGACAACTGGAAGAACTTCCTCGGGGACGCCTACACGTCCCAGCAGGAATATATCAGCCAGTCGGCCGACCTGGAGAAAACCCTCTCGGCCGAGCGCCTGAAGATCCAGCAGCAGTACAATGACCAGGCGCTGCAAAGCGCTGAAAGCGTCATGTCCAGCCTGGAGACCTATGGCGCGGGTCTGGCCACGTCGGATGCCTCTCCGCTGTCGGCCGCCGATCAGTACAAGGTCGCGAATGACAACTTCACGACCGATCTGACGGCAGCCCAGGGCGGGAGCTTCACGGCGCTTCAGGCCATGCAGGGCGACATGCAGACCCTGCTGGCCCAGAGCAAGACCTTCAACGGGTCAGGCACGGCCTATGCCCAGGACTATGCCCGCGTCATGCAGGCACTCCAGAGCCTGGGGAGCATCGGTACGGACGATCTGACGGCCTCCGTCATGAAAGAGGCGCTGAAGACGTCCACCGACACGCTCAACACGACGCTGGCGCAGCTGGTCGATCTGGCCACCAAGCAGCTGAGTGAGACCCGCATGCAGAGCATGAAATCCACCACCGGAAAGGCAGCATGACATGACAGTGATCCGGGCAGTCGAGATCGACCTGGTCGATACCCTGGCTGTCCAGGTCGATGGCCTTCCGGCCCATGGCAGCCGGCCACGCGGAACGCTGCGGCGGAGTGCGGGGTCTCTGGAGACGATCGAGACCCTGCGCTTCTCCGATATGGGGTACGTCGATGAAAACCATGTTCCCTATGTCCCGATCGTCACCCAGGCGTTTGATCTGGACCGCGGCATTTCCCTGACCTCGGACGCGCTCGGGGGCACGTCGTCATTCGGATCGGTCACGCTGATCAATGATGGCTCCCTCGACGCGCTCGTCGCCAGCCGCACGAATGACCATCTGCCCATCCGGATCCTGAGCGGGCGTAAGATTTTCGACCGGGACCGGGGGATCTGGCAGGATCCGAAGCGCGCGGATCTCCAGCCGGTCTTTGCGGGTCTGGGCACGCTCTGGCAGCCCGGACGGCGCACGCTGACCGTGCCCCTGCTCGGGGCGCTGTCCTGGCTCGATGTCACCATGGCGGGCCGGATCTATGGGGGCACGGGCCGTCTGGACGGGGATGCCAACGTCTCCGGCCGCGTCATGCCGACCCTGCGGGGGACGGCGTGTAACATCACGCCTGTCCTGATTGATGCGGTCAATTACGTCTATCAGGTCAGTGATGCGCCGGCCGAGATCTCCGCGCTCTATGAGGGCGGCTTTGCGGGTGGCATCGCCTTCGGCGGGCTGGTCGCGGATCTCTATGCCCAGTCCCCTGCTCCTGGAACCTACCAGATCCAGAGAGGAGGCACCGGCACATGGATCCGGCTGGGAACACGTCCTGTCTATGGCATCACCGTGGACGCGGTCGGGTCGTTCCCCTCCGGAGCCGCGCCGCAGAACGTCCTGGACATCCTGCGCACGATGCTCCTGGAGGACTTCGTTCTTCCGGAATCCTACATCGACGTCCAGTGGCCAGCGCAGAGCCCGCTTGCCCCCTGGCGGGCGGGGTGGTTCTGGGATGGAACAGAAACCGTCACGGGACAGGACGTCGTCCGGACGCTGCTCTCGGGGCTGGCGCTCTCGATCGTGCCAACGCGCTCGGGCACGCTGCGGCCTGTTCTGCTGGAAGCGGTCGATGACCTGACCGCCTCGACCCTGACGCTGGATGCGACTGTCATCACCGACATCCAGTCCGTGTCTCTGGATGCCTCCCTCAGTCCGCCGACATGGCGCTGGCGTATGGGGTGGCAGCACAATTTCACGGTCCAGACGGCTGGATCGGGTCTGCACCCGCAGGCCCCGGCCGAC